ACTCACTTCGCACCCCCAAAGCTGCCAAAGAAGGCGTCCGGATCCATCACCTCGCTGGGATCAAGCGTGCGGGCAGGTTCGGATGGCGCGGCGGCGCGATTGGTCTTCTTTAGCACGCCAGCCAGAAACTTCACCGGATCACCCACCGGTGGGTCTGCGCTGTGCTTGTGGACCAGCCCCAAGAAGTACTCGGGGTCGCTGCCGTTCAACAACTTTGCCAGCATCCCGTAATTGGGCTTTACTTCCCCTCGGTAGTACGACGGGTAGAGCGTCATCAGCATATAGCCCGTGTATCCGGGCTTGTTCTCTGCAGCGCGATAGCCGTCCCGCCATTGCTCGAAAGTTACTGGAATCGCGGGCGCGTCAGCGCCATGTATTTCTTTAACTTCCTTTGCTTTACTTTTGGGGGGAATGTTGCCGGAAGATTGCCGGATACTTGCCGGAAGATTGCCGGCAAATGTCCACTCCTTTACCGGCTGTGCATCCGGCGGTGGCGGGAACGGTGACGACTCCCTATCGGCGCGCATCCCGGCTTGCTCCCCGATGAATCCGGGCCACATTTGCCATACATCTCCCTTGCACCGGAAGCGCCACATCAGCCCGGCGGCTTCCATCTCGCACAGATAGCGTTCTACCTGCTCGATCGTCACGTCCGTGCGTCTGGGGAACACCACGGAGCGCACCATTGCCGGATCGCCATAGAACACACCGCGCATATCGAGATGGGCAATGATCCACGTCGCAAGCAGTCTGCAGGTATCATCCGAGAGGTTGTGAAACTTGACGCTGCCAGAAATTGACTTGTTGAGCATCCTGCCACGTGCCATAGTTAGCTCCTACCCCAATCTGAGGGCGGCCCGAACTGACCATGCTCAAAGCGGGATTGTTGTGCTGCCAGAAATGCGGATCCAAGTCTCTGTGAATTCAGAGCTTCTGAGTGAAGCCTATATGCATTCAAAGCCGATTCGCGCATTTCTGGCATTATGCAGACTGCTACCTTATCACCGAGGTCATACCAGAGCCCGGCTAGGGCTGTGGAGCTCTCGTCATCTCTTGGGAGCATGTACCAAAGACTGTGGCTGCCTGGGAGATCCCAGCATACGACGTATGAAGTATGCTTGGCAATAGTGAAAAGCCGATCCTTTTGTTTCTGCAAGAAAGCGCTGGGCTTCACTTCGATGAACGTATCATTCCAGAGATCGCGATAGATGTGCTCCCCTATCACGCCGATGAACTCGACGCGGATCAGGAAATCGGGTAGATACCCACCATCTGAACCGAGGTCGATTCCTTCCGGTTCATACTCCCAGGAAATGCCAGCCGTCTCAAAGAACACCGCCCAGCGCGCCTCAAGCCGCGACCGGAAGCGGTAGCCTTTGTACTCAGTCTCAATTGGCGTTATGGATCCCATACTCGTCCTCCTAGTCCCGATCGTCGCGCCGCGGCGCGTTGCGGATACCCACGACCATAATCACCGCGCCGATGAGCAGCCAGCCGCCACAGACCGCACCCAACAATTCGAGCGCGCTCACCGCAGCACCTCAATGGTGATCGTGTCACCGTCGAGTAAGCCATCGTTGATCGCGTCGATGATGGCCTTGACGTAGCCCGATAACGTGCGCGCCGATTCGATGACGTGTGGCACCCCACCGAAAGTCAGCACGTCCTGCCCGCCGCTGGGGTAGTTGTGCCAGCCCCGGCTCATCTCTGGGCGCGTCGGCCACGTTGCCAGCGGATCAACCCCGGTGAACGCCTCACCGTCAAGCCTGATAATGGCCTTCATCGCTTGCCATCCTTTCGGTATGGCGGGTTCTCTACCACCACCACCCAGCGCCCCTCGCGTTGGATGTGCCGCACCACCGGCTCTGGCGTGACGTAGCGCTTGACGCGCTTGCAGTAGGCGTCGTAGAGCGCGCTCATCGCGTCACCGTCCCCACGACGATGCTCGCGATCAAGAACCCGGCCAGCGCGATGGTGCAGGTCTGCCGTCCGTCGCAGCCACACGCGGCGGCGAGCCAGATGCACGCGCAGAGCGTGACGCCGATGATGGCGCCGTACAGCGCGGCGTTCTTGCGCTCATGGGTTGCGTTAGACATGGGGAGCCTCCTCGATGGCAATATCAGCGAAGTCAAAGAGGGTCGGGGTTGCATATTCGATGCTGGCGTATTCCAGGTTGCGAACCGCCAGATCGAAATAGGATGGCTTGAGCTCAATACCGATCCCGCGCCGCCCCAGCTTCACGGCGCTATAGACTTCAGAGCCAATGCCCATGAATGGGCTGAGGACTGTCTCACCTGGATTTGAGTAGAGTTTGATGCACCGTTCGATTGTTCCCAACTGCAGCGGGCAAATATGCTTTTCGTCGTCGGTGTCGCGGGCTTCCTGGTACTGAAGCGTATCGGTTTCCTGGATGCCGAGCCAGATCCCATGCGCCCACTCGATCCAGCGTTCGTTGTCCATCTCACCGTTCTCTACCGGCGTGATGGGGATGGCGTTGTCTCCGGGCTTCTTGAAGATGAGCACCTGGTCGATAAGTGCCGGGCGGCTATCGCTAGAATCCTTGCGCATCTGGACAAACAGCAGCCCCTTGGCCTTCGTGCGGATCGCCTGCGCTTGCGGATTCTTCTGTACGAACGCGCGCCCGAAGAAGATCCAGTCCTCAGCTTCGTAGGCGCGGATCACGTCGCCAGGGAAGTCCTTGATGCCGATGTAGCCGTCGCGCGCTGCCATTGCGGGGATGTCGCTGGTGTGGACGCAGGTGAGGCGGCCCGGCTTCGTGACTCTTAGCACCTCGCGGATAATGTAGCGATAGTGGTTAAAGAACTCAGCGGCCCCGCGGCTATTGCCGAGGTCGCGTTCGCTGTCTGAGTAGGTAAACAGGTCCGCGAATGGCGGACTGTAGACCGATAGGTCGATGCTATCACTGTCCAGTTCCTTGAGCCGTTCGCACGAATCCCCCAGCATTGCCGTCCATCCAGTGCCAGTAACGGTGTCTGTCTGATATACGGATCGCGTCGTTTCCTGCATCTTGATCTCTCCCTTCTCATATTCGCGTACCTGCTCTACCAATCCCTCACGGAGGCGCTTTGCCATTACGTCCTTACGGAGGATGTTCTGATAGATGCCCGCCTCCAGATTGGATAGGATAATGTGGACGTTGACGGTTTCTGTCTGGCCGTAGCGCCACTCACGGCGGATGCACTGATACCAGGCTTCCCAGGAATCGTTGAGGCCGAAGAAGATCATCTGATGCGCGTTCTGGAAGTTCATCCCGAACCCGCCGATGCGCGGCTTCGTCACCAGGACGCGGATCGTGCCGTCCTGGAAGGCCTCGAATGATCTGGTCTTGTGCTCCGGGCTGTCGCTGCCCTTGACCTCAACCGCGTCGGGGATTGCCGCGGTCACAAGATCGCTTTCGCGCTGCAGCCCGGTCCAGATGATCCATTGCCCATCCGAGCCGTTGACCACTTCGCGCAACAGGGCCAGCCGCGCTTCGATGGTCGAATCACGAACCGCTGCCCTATCACCGACGCCATGCAGGCCAGTGAACAGCAACTGGTCATCTGGCGTATAGTCCACATCGACAAAGTGGGCTTCGATGTTGAGCGGTGGCAGGATGAACCCGTCATCGACATAGCCGAGGTCGGATGGCTTGGTCATCGTGATTGCCCAGGATGACAACCACTCGAAGAAGGGTTGTTCTCCGTGATGCTTCAGGCGCCATTCCTGCCCACCCTTGTTCGATCCCTTGACGCGGTAGGCTTTCCCGTCGGAGTAGTAGGTATGCTCGTGGTTGGCATTGATAAAGAATGTCGCCAGCATCTCCGGCATCGTGGCGATCCCCAGGAACTCGGCATGGTTTCCGATCTCGATGTTGTCATTCGGTGCCGGGGTTGCGGTACAGCAGAGGCGGTAGGGAACGGGTCTGCATAAGCGGATTAGCTTGCGCCGCGTGCTGCCGTCGATGGCCTTGAGGATGCTCGATTCGTCCAACACTACCGCGCCGAACTGCGAAAAGTCGAACTCCCCGATCATCTCGTAGTTGGTGATCCACATCCGATGGCCTGGCACAATGTCAGCCTGCTCACGGACGTAGCGCACTTCGATGCCCAGCTTCTGCGCTTCCCGAACCGTCTGGCGTGCCACGGATAGCGGCGCGATGATGAGCGTGTTGGCCCCCAGGAGCCGCGCCCACTCTAGCTGGATGAACGTCTTGCCGAGGCCGGTGTCCAGAAACACAGCGGCGCGGCCCTTGCGGGTTGCCCACTGTACGATGTCACGCTGGAACTCAAAGAGCATCGGATTGATGGCCTGTCGGTCGATCTCGATGCCCGCATTGACGGCGCGGCGCTGCTTCGTGCCCAGGAACTCTGCATAGTCGCTCATGCCGTTGGCTCCTGTTGCGCCTCGGGCCACAGCCGGCGGATGTCGCTCGCGGCGATGGCCGTCACGCCCAGGATGTCACGCGGCACCAGGCGCCCGCGCTCGATGCTCTTATAGATGGCCTCCACAGTGATTCCGACCCGCGCTGCAGTTGCGGCAACCGTAAACCATTCCTCCCCGTCCAGTACAAGTCCCTCACGCTTCTCCATTGCTCACCTCCCATTCGGTATGAGTCCATTGTACAACAAATCTAACACGCTGTCAATAGCGGCGTACTACTCGAATAGTTACAGTTTTGGAATTGGCGTACAAACCTATTGACATTGGGTACGATATGTTGTACAATGGAGCCAAGGTTAAGCAAGCGAAGCACCACACACACAGGAGGCAGCGATGGACGAGCGAACGACATACCAGTTGAGCAAGGGTCAGATGTTTGACTCGTGGGTAGTGAACCTTATTCAGCGCTGGAAGTGTACACCCGCGCAGATCGTGGAGCTGGCCGTAGCAGACAACCACGACCGCGACTGGGCTTGGAATCGTGTCAACCGAGTGATGGATGATCTGTACAGCCGGGCCATCGGGGAGGTGGCGTGATGGACGCGACGGCGACGGTACACATTCAGGCGCTACGAGACGAGATCGAGCGGACCCCGGGATTCCTGGCCGCGCTCAAGCGGTTTGCGGCGACGGGCGTCTGCGGGATCACTCCCCCCATCATCGGCGCGATGGTGCGCTGCGGGATTCTGAGCAATGAGCCGGGCGCTGGTGCGAAGGCAGCCCGCGCGGCCCTGGCGCTGCTGGAGGTGGCGTGATGGAGCTTGAGATAATTAGGGGTGGGTCGGGGATGGTCGCCATCCGCGAGGTTGGCGGCCACGTCTTACTCGCGCTGAAGTTGGAGCGCGAGGCGTCGTTACCCCGCATCCTGACCGCGGTTCGTACCGAGATCGCGTCAGGGCGGGCGCGGAGGGTGCCGCTTAACGGCGGCGCAATTGTCGTCCGGGATGAAGACATCCCGGACGACATCCGGGAATGGTGTGCGGCGGCACTTGACAGAAGGGCCGCCGCGCAGGCACGCCGGGATGAGATCGTCCGAGCGGTCAACGCCGGGCGCCAGTTTCGGGTGCAATGGAAGCCCTGGTGTGGCCGCTTGGCACCGACTCCAGGCAATAGCCTTGTAGC